TATTGGGTAGCATTAGAAGAAAATAGACCCGTAGATGAAAGTGTCATTACACTTATGAAGATGTCAGTTACAGGATTGATTGGTGTTATAGGTGGCTATATAGGTGGTAGCAAATGAGAGATAACAAAGTATTAGAATCTTTTAAAAAGAAAATAGAAAAGAATTTAAAAGAGATGAATATCTTTAAACATCTAAGACAAGAAGTTAATACTGGTGCTAATGGTACACAAGGTTATGTGATTAAAAAAGGTATCAACAAAGGTAAGGTTGTTAAATGAAACGACAACATAATACAGCTCTGATTGCTTTACTTGGTACAATTCTTTTAGGATTATCTACTTATGTATTAATAACTATTGTTGAATTACAGATTCATATTGGTATGTTATCAGAAGAGATAATGAATGTTGATAAACAAATAGGAAGAATTTACAATTTCATAGATTCTATTAGAGGTAATTAATGAGTATAGAATATAGAGGTGAAACATTTTCTGGTTATAATAAACCAAAGAATGACAGAACTAAAACTAAAAAATTTTCTGTACTTGCTAAGTCTGGTGATACAATAAAACTTATTAGATATGGTGATGCCAATATGACCATTAAAAAAAACAATCCTAAAAATAGAAAATCATTTAGAGCTAGACACAAATGCGATACCAAGAAGAGTGTATTAACTGCTGGGTATTGGAGCTGCAAAAAATGGTAAGCAGATGAAAATTGTTGTTATACTTATGGTTATGTGTAGCACAGTTACTGGTAACAAATGTCAACCAATATCAACAACTCAAATAGAATTTAAAGATATGTATGAATGTACAGTTTATGGCTATAGTTATTCAGAACAAGTCATAATAGAATTAGGTGCAGAATTTATAAACACTTATGGTGCTTATACTAAGTTTGCTTGTGAACAAAAAGAATTAGTATAATGGCAAAGAAAAGCTGGGTACGATCTAAAGAACAAATTATTATCTGTGGTAAGTGCGAGGTATGCAATAAAGAATTAACATCTGATATGGGTGGTTGGATAGTTAATGCAGAGAAAAAAAGGTTTTGCCATAATGGTATAGATGAGTTATGCTTTGATAAATACATTAATAATAGGAAATATAATGCCGGGTTATCATACTAAAAAAGATGGAACAAAAGCCAAGAAGGGTTTGTACTATAACATGAATAAAAAAAAAGCTGCTGGGACTTCAAACAGTAAAGCTAAAAGTACAATAAGTGCTAAGTCTTATAAGTCTATGTTAAGTGGATTTAAGAAATAGTATTTTTTATATCTTGATATTCTTGCCAAAGAGTTTGGTGAGTACCCCAGAATCTTCTCTTATCTTTTTTCATTTCAATAGAGTGTAATACTGTAGTATGATCCTGTCCAAAATATCTACCTATTTCTGTAAGACTTAGTTTATATTTTTCATGTAAAAGATTATGAATAATATTTCTTGCTCTAACTAAATCTTGTGTTCTAGTTTTGCTCATCAAACTTTTTTTATGTACTTCGTATTTGATACAAATTTTATTAATAATACTTTCAACAATTCTTGAACTAGGTTTGGCAAATGATATACCTACAATTTTTTTAGGAATATAAACTTTTTGTTCTTTTTTAATATGTGATTGGGATAATCTATACCCATTCTTAAAAGCGTTTTTATATATTTTCTTTTCCCTTAAAGTTAAATTTTCGTAGTGTCCCGCCTTCATGGCAAGTTTAATCTCATAGAATTTTTTATTTTTAGTCATAGAATCCCCTCATGTTCCTCTTGTTTTTTTTAATAATAAAATTAATAACTATTTAGCTGTCATTAATTCTTCTTGCGTCTTTTCTATTTTCCAAAACAATTCATAAGAATCTTTTTGATACTTATTTGCTTTGTACTTTGCTTCCAGATACTTCTTGTGTTTCTTTTCTTGAAGATCCTTTAGCTTCTGCAGACGCACTTTGATGGCTTCCATCATGCTCCTTTTTTACTGTTGTAAAATCAAGTTTAATATTCTCAATTTTTACTTCTACATTTGTTCCATCATTGGAACTATTTGCAGCCTTTTCTACTGAATCAAAATCTTCGGTAATTTGAAAACTACACTCTCCGTTTTTGATTCTTGTGTATTTTGTCATGTTTTATCCTTTTTGGCAACCTCTTTTTTGTGTAGTTCAAATGCCATGTTATTATATATTCCCATATCATGATAGTTATCAGCTTTATATCCTCTTGTTGATCTATAAAGTTTTAATGCCATCATAATATGACCTACTTGGTGTGGTTTAATTCTTTTCTTTAAGCTATCTGCTAGTACCAATGTAAACATTTCAGCTAACATAATAAAGTTATGTTGATAATCCCCATAATCTTTTTCACGTTCAGCAATAATCTTTGCCTTGATGTCTTTATCTAAATCTGCGATTTTAACTGTCATATTTTTTTGTGTCCTAGAGGGGAAAACTAACGAAGGGAACTAAGAAAGAAAAAAACCCCTCTAAGACTATACAAATTTTCTTTTTAATTAAAACTTGTATTCTGGTTTGTTACCAGAAATAGGTGCTTTTGGAAACCCCTTATTTCCAGCTGATTGTGGAACAGCACTTGGATTATTAGGTGTCAATTTAATCTTGATTGCTCCAGTTAAATTACCACTATCATCTTTTGCGTTCCATCCTGCAGGATTGTGCCAAGTCTCTCCTATCTTTGTACCAATGGTCCATTTCTTTCCCTCTGGTGCATTAGGATTTGGGGGTGCTACCCAATCCGGATGGTTATCTGCTGACTTGTTTTCGTTAGGTACTAAGTTTACCCATATTACTTCTTCCATATTTACTCCTTTGTTATCTTCAACTATTGTTGAACATTATTTAATTGTAATTCACGAGTTTCAGCAACATCAGTTATCTGTCTGTATGCTCGTAAATTGTTTTTAAGTAAAAAATGAACACTATCTCTATGCTTATTCTTGGCAAGATTTAACCCTTGTATAGTTTTAGCATTTCTTAGTTCATCTTTTATTTCATCTACATTCACAGATTCATCCATGTATGTAGGCTCTGCAGATTTCTCCACAGAATTTTGTTTAAAAGGTTTGGCTTCATAACCATCCTCATCTTTAATACCGGTTTTAAGATTTAACAGATTTAAGAACGCATACTTTCTTGAGTATGACATAGCTTGACCCGTACCAAACTTATCTAATCCACCCATTGCCGAACATCCATCTACTAAAACAAATTGTGTTGGATCATCAACGTCATGTACTTTCATAGTACATATAACCATGACCATATTCTTATCTGTTATTTCTGTTAGGTAGCTGCAAGTTGGGTACAATCCATTATTCAATAATGATTGCGTTGCAGTTTCTTGTACTGCGTCATGCAATAAAGGATTAAAGTGCATCCCTTTTACTTTTTCTGCTTTCTTAACACTACCTGCTTCAATACAAGCCGAGTGCAATTTTTGGTATATATTTTTTTTATTCATGTTTCATTCCCCATAGGTTAGTTATTAATTGTAGTTGTTCTGGTGCTAAGTCTTTATAATAAAATGGATGATTTAAATCTGGTGGTTCACACATCATTGCAAGTTCTTGTATATTACCCTTGCAAAACATAATCATCTTTTCCCAGAATAAAATCTTCTCACACATTTTAAAGTAAAGGTGTTCCAGATGGTCTTTCTTCATTAACTCATGTGATTGGTCAAACACAATATGTTCTTTGTCATTGACATAAACTAAGAATGGTATTTTCTTAGTACACATATAGTAAAACGAAGTCTGGGTTAAGTTATCAAACGTAGGTTCAGTTGGAATTGGTTGCGAACTCATATTCCATTCCTCTTTGTTTTTAACTTTTCTAATATTAGGTGGTTTAGTTTTAAGTTCTATAAATTTAGTTTTGCTTTCATAATCAATTCTACCAATGATAGGTTTTATCATTGTCATTTCTTTATGCTCAACGTATCTCTCGCAAACTAATTTTTCTTTTCCAATTATATCTTGCACAACCTTTTTAGTTACACCAATACAATCGTGTGCGTACTGTTGCATTTTTTCTCTGGCAAACTCATCCTTTGCGTCAACCGGTGGTTTATCTTTTATTTGTTTTAATTCATTATCAAAATTTAATTGATAATCTCTATCCCATTTTTCTTCTTTGGTTTTTTCTGATGTCCATATCACATCACCTATTAATCTTTGAACTGTGTTGTTAACTAAGTTTCCAAATGATGGTTTGTATCTAAATACAAATTTTCTTCTTACCTCTTGTGGAAAAGAATAGTTAATTATATTTTTTGAGAATGGTGATGATGTAGAAGAATAAGACCAATGGTCCAATCCTTTACCCCCATTATAAAAAGCAAACGCTTCTTGTATTAATTCTTCTTGAGTTTTCATAAGTTCCTTTAATTGTTAAAAGTATATTTACTTTCTCCAAAAGTTTTTTTTAATTTATTAATAATAGCTTTACCTATTGGCTCACCATTTATTATTCTTGATATACTTCTTTGACTTACACCTAAAAAATTACTTAATTCTTTTTGATTCATATTAAGATTATTTTTTAAATTAATAAATTGGTCTTTATCAATATATTTATCAAAACCATTTTTATGAGGTGTATGATAAGTATTTATAAAATGACCTTTATAATTAAACATCAACCATTTAATTAATGGTGTTACTCCACCAATATATTCATTATTATATTTTATTTTATACATTTTAAGTTCCTTTGTTTTTTTACACACTTATAAACTAAAAGAATTACTTGTCAAATAAAATATATAATATATACCTCTATAATAGATAAACAAAGAAAGGAATTATGACACTTGAAGAATATAGAAAAGAGAAAAAACTATCCTATTATGTCTTTGGACAAATGCTAGGACTTGATGGACAAAATCCGGGTACATCTGTTAATCGTTGGTGCTTAACTGCTAAAGTTAAAAGATTTCCTAATCCAGAAATGGTTAAGAAAATAGTAGAGATAACTAAAAATAAAGTAACCATAAAGGATTTATATGACGCTTGGTACGAAGCCAAAATTTAAATATAAAAGAGTTAAAATAATTTGGCAAGATATTGTAACTGATCCATCTTGGTATGACAGTTTAGAAGATGTTGAGAAACTAACTTATTCTTGGTGTGAAGATACCGGTTATTTATTTAGTAAAGATAATAAGATGGTTAAAATATTTACATCATATTCTTATGATGGGGATAAGCTAACTGTTGGAACTATAACTGTATTTCCAAGATCAGTAGTTAAAAAGATAGAGGTGTTGAAATGACAAATACGGGTATGTTTGAAGATGCTGAAAGGATTGAGTATCTTGAAGAACAAAATAAACTTTTAAAAAAGAAATTAAGAGAATCTATTAATGCTAAAGTTATTGATACACTTGAAACTGATATTGGAATTAAAGATTGGCATATCAATAAATTAAAAGATGAGATAAAAGAATTAAAAGAAGCACTAGAAAAAACAGAATAGGGAACATGGAAAAAATTAGTATTGAAAAAGAATGTTCAATATATTTTTTATTTAACAAAAATAAAATTGTTTATATTGGAGAAACTTCTGTAGAAAAAGGTAAGAGAATACATCAGCACAAAGACAAATTTTTTAATTCTTATTCAGAAATTAATGGTAATAAAATATCCTTTATTAATAATATATTTTTTAGAAAATATTATGAGTTGCGTTTAATTAATAAATTTAAACCAAAATATAATAAAGAAAAAACTACTGCACCAACTTTAAATGAGTTTATTTGTAAAATGTTTTTGTGGTATGAAAATCCTAATCCAACTTTTATAACCCCCCTTACTGCTTATAATCAAATTAAATATAATAAATATTTAGAATATAAAACCAAACAAAGAAAACTTAAAAAAGTTTTAAATCAATACACTAATGTTTGGAAAGATTTAGATATGAGTAAAAAACTTTATATTGATAATCAAAATGCTTTTACCTTTTTAATTAAAGAAACAATGAAACCATCAAATAACTATTCAATAAAATTTACACCAAGAAAAGAAAGATTACATAACTAATAATGGCTAAAACTACTTTTTTAATTACTGTTAAGGCTTCTGTTAATGGTGTTCCTTATCCTATTCCTTATACTTTTCACTTTAAAAAAAAAGATCATATTGGTCAAGCATTTGAGGAATTGTGTAAAAAAACAAATCGTTCTTTAAATAATCTACCACCTATAACTAAAGTAGAAACACACACAAGAAAAGAGGGACTTATAAAAATTTATGGCTAGACACGCTAAATACTTTGATAAGGACTTATATAGTAAGTTCCATAGAAAACATGATGGGATTGCTATGTGTGATGTAGATAGTGTAGAAATTTGCCAGAATAAAGGTTGCTGGTATCCACTTGCAATCATTGAACATCTATACGACACCGGATCAACTAAAAAAAAGTACACTACCATTGTAGAGCATATTGGGAAAGCCTTAAATGTGCCTGTTTTTTTGGTGTATTACAAAGAAGCGACCACCGACACCCTAATGTTCCGAGTTGCTCAAGTACACCCCATTAAAACGCCATTAAACACCCATTGCGAGACCGAGTGGGTAGACATTTTAAGATCAATTCAGCTTAAACATCAAGAGGTATGTAAATATGCAAAGTAGAGCCTTTTTACATATCACTTATAAAATCTATGGACATTTGGACAAGCTATCTGGGGTGAAAAAATCCCATGCACTAAATTGTTTTTTATCTTTAATGAAACACGCTTGGAAAAAGAATAACTATGAGTGTGGGTTAAGATATTCAACTGTAGCTAAAGACACCAAACTATCTCGTATTACTGTCAGACGCACCCTTGATACCCTAGAGAAATTAAACATTATATCTACTGTCAGAGGTAGGTCCGGTAAATCTTATAAGGTTAATGAGATATTTTTAAAGTCAGAATCAGATGGATCAATTTTATACATTCCTAAATCAAATATGTATAAAAAAGATCACTCTAATGTGAAAAAAAGATCAGTATTAGTAGAAGCATTAACATTAAGTAATATAGATAAAATAGTAGGTACTTATAAAGGTGATAAAGAAGCTATAATAGACCAATTAGCGAAGCTACCCCCCGAAGAACTAATGATGGATACTAAGAATCCATACTATGTAAAACTTGCCATGAATAGGAAAGAGGAATTGATTGCTGAAAATACTAAAAGTTATGTTCACCCACAAAAGATAATAAATGAGCTGACTAAAATTAAAAAGCAATCTAATCCAAGATATAGGGAAAAAGTTGAGTTCAATAAAAGAAATAATTTAGACTATAAAGGCAACCCTAAAAGTGTTGACTTAAAAGGCAACCCAAAGAAATAGTCATGGCTTTATATTCGTTTCACTCATACAAAGAAATTAATCATGGCAGGTAGACCAAAGAGTAAAGTATTCTGTCAATCCCTTAGACGTGATGGAAAACCTTGTTTAGCTAAGGGGTTTTTGTGTAAAAATAACAAATACTTCTGTCGTTTTCATGGATTTCAGAATATATTAGGATTTCAAAAACCGAACTATACACATGACACTAGAAAAAAACAACTTAGAAAACTTAAACAGTTCAAAGACCTTACCGAAGAAGCCTTTAACACCTACTATGAAGAAAAACTTAGACCTAGAATTGAACGTCAAGAAAAATCTACCTACCATACTAGATTCATTAATAGAGGGAAATACATTAACTCATTGTATAGAATCCAAAATCACAAACCCAATGGGGATCAGCTTAGGGAAATTTTACTCTATCTTAAAAAAAAATCCAGAGATTGAACAAGATGTATTAGACGCAAGAAAGATTGGTATTCAAACTTCTATTGATAGATTACTTGAAATATTTAATCATCAAGAACTTGAAAACCCTAATCAGATACTATGGATAACTAGAAAAGCTGACTTTGTTAAATGGATTGCCGGAAAAATTACTGATCTATATTCAGATAATAAGGTACAGAAAGTAGACCAAAAAACTGAAATGAAAATTAGCTGGGGTAATGATGAAGATGATTTAATTGATGTAAACGCTGAAGATATTCCAACGTCTACATCAGATAAAAGTTAGTCTAAAGTATCTCTATATTCCCAATCTTCCATAG